GAGAAATGCTTATGACAATGAATACACTTTCCTCAAGTCTCAGAAAACTTGTGTTGATCTCGGTCGAGAGGCAGAGGTTGATGATGAGACTTACGATCGTCGTGTTTATGAATGCATTACGACTACTCTGAGCATGTTGAATGCTTGTAAACCAAGTGAAAGATCTTATTATTCTTCTCGACTTGCAGTTTTGCGCGAGATTCAAACAGCTCGTACTTTGGCTAAGAAAGAAGGAATTCGCATTGCACCATACGGTATATTACTATTTGGTGGTTCTGCAGTTGGAAAGTCTGCAATTGCCAATGCTATGACGAGGTACATTCTGAAGGTCAATGGATTTGATAGCAGTCCTCATGCTGTTGTTTCATTGAACATGGAAGATAAGTACCAATCTGAATTTGCAACTCATCATAAAGGAGTTATTCTTGATGATATTTGCAATACTTCATTGGAACGCACTGATGGTTCACCTACTTTGCCTATTATCATGTTTTTGAACAATATGACTATGGCAGCACTCAATGCCAATGCTGAGATGAAAGGTAAAGTTATGATTGAACCTATGGTGGTTACGGCCACGACAAATGTGAAGGATTTGATGTCTAATCAATTGTCTAACGAACCACTTTCTATCAATCGTCGTTTTGCAGCAACCATTACTCAGAAGGTTCGTCCTGAATATTGCAAACCTGGAACGAATATGCTAGATCCTACTAAAATTACTGACATGGCAGGTGATCAATTTCCTGATTACGCTTTGTTCACTGTTGAGGAGCCCCGTTATAGGGAGAATACAACTGGAGACAAGTTTAGATCTGGAAAGACTCAAAACATTGTTTATGTTCCTCGTCAGTTCGAAGGAAAGGATCTTGTTAACGTTGATATCAGGACTTTGTTACGTTTTTTGAAGGAGGATTCTGCAAGACATTTTGCACACCAAGTTGCTTTTGTCAAATCTCAAAAAGAATTGGCTGATATGCCACTTTGTGAATGCGGTATGCCTGTTGGTATGTGCGAGGAATGCGCTTTGGATTCTCAGGCAGGAATTCCCTACGTTACTGAAGTTGTGGAATATCTCTATGCTTTGGAAACTCGTTTCATTGCTTGGTTGAATGCTTTTTTGCAAACTCTTATCATGTCTCGTTTTGGAACTGCAATCATTGCTTTCTTGATGCGAAACAAGTTGAAAGAAATTGTGATGAATAGTATTGGTTACTATATCATTTGCGTTAGTATTACTCTTGCTTATGATGCAGTGATTCATGTGCGAGGTTCTTGGATGGTTTTATTGATTACCATGATTTATTCATTATACATTTATGCACGTTTGTACTTGGTTCGACGTTCTGTTATTAGGAAATTTGCTAATGTTCCTTTGCCTTCACAATATCTCCGTGATTTGAGTTGGAGTGCAAAATTGAAGCTCATGTATTTCCTGGTTTCCATTGGTATTTGGAAGATTTTAGTGATGTTGGCTAAGAAGTGGAAGACACTTCCTACAGCGCAAGCTGCCAATCCTATCACATTAGAACCAGATGCTAAACCATGGCAACAAGAAACAGAATTCTGGGATACAAGTGCTCGTGAGCGTGCGCATCTCTTTGGAGATGCAGGTGTCAGTGAAAAATCCCGCACTATTTCTGCTGTAGATTTCACCAATCTTATTGGTAAGAAGTTGATGATAGTAGAGAAGGAAGATGGAACTTTTTGCAATGTTATTCCATTGTGTAGCAACAAACTTTTGATTCCCAATCATATGGTCGGAAGTAAAACTGAATATGTGACTTTGACCAAAATTGGTGGTCATACTTTTGAAAATATGCCTTTGGATAATATTGTTGCATTGCAAATAGAAGGCACTGATTTTGCTGTTTGGAGCTGTCCTGGAGCTGGTTTACATCGTGACATTATTGACTATTATCCCAAGGACATTGATGAAGGTAAGAAGGTTGAAGTTTTTACTCTTTACAATAACCAGGGAAAATTGGTCAAGTATGACAAAATGATGGCTACTCGTGGTAGAGTTTTTACAGATCGCGGAGGCATGTTTCAGGGATACAAGTATTATTTCCCTGAACCTACTTTTGGAGGTTTGTGCATGGCAACTTTAGTTGGCAATGTCAATGGTATTCCATTCATTGCTGGACACCATTTGGCAGGTAGAGGTCATAATGGAGCTGCTGGTTTGTTAACTAGAAAAGCTATCAATGACACTATTGCTAAGCTGAATCAGCGACCATGCATTTTGGCTTCTCATTCTGCATCCCCTCTCATTACTAATAGTATGGGGATTGAATTTGGACCTCTGACTGCTCCGCATGAAAAGTGCCCTACGCACACTTTGGATTCAAATGCCAGAATTCGTATTCATGGAAGCCATAATCAGCCTCGATCTACTCCCAAGAGTTCCGTTGTTACTTCAGTAATCTCACCTGCTGTTGAAAGTGTGATGGGAATTGAGAAGAAGCATGGTCCTCCTAAGGAGATGGGTGCAGACCGTCACAAGAAGGTAGATATGGATGGAAAAGTTGATACTGCTGTCAAGTTCGATTCTGAACTCCTCACTAAGGCTGCAATTGATTTTGAAGCCACATTGGATCAAATTCCGTGGGAGGAGTTACAAAAAGTAGGAATTATCAGTATTGATGCTAATCTTGCTGGTCTTGATGGTGTTCTTGGAATTAATCCTATCAATCACAAGAGTTCTGTGGGATTCCCTGGGAAAGGGGATAAAACTCAGTTTTCTAAGAAGTCTGATCGTTATGTGAAGGGTATTTCTTGCCCTCGAGATTTGGATCCTTTGATCCTTGAAGAATTGGAGAAGATGGAAGCTAGGCTACGGCGAGGTGAATCCATTAACACTATCTTCAAGGCTTCATTCAAAGATGAGCCCACAAAAATGTCAAAAGATAAAGTACGCGTATTTGCTGCTGCGTGCTTTGCTTTTGTTCTTCTTGTTCGCAAGTATTTTCTCACTCTTGCTGCTTTGGTGCAGCGTAACAAAATTTTTACTGAGTGTGCTGTTGGAGTTGTAGTTCAATCTCCGGAATGGACTGAATTGTTTGAGCACATTGGTAAGCATGGATGGGATCGTGCTATCGCTGGTGACTATGCCAAGTTTGATACTCGCATGAGCCCTCAATTCATGTCTGTTGCTTTCAAGCTTTTGATTAAGCTGGCAGAAAAGAGTGGAAATTATGATGAGGATGACCTCACTATCATGCGTGGTATTGCCACGGAGATTATTTATCCTCATTATGATTATTTTGGCACGATTGTTCAGTTTACAGGATCTAATCCTTCTGGACATCCTTTGACTGTCATCATCAACAGTTTTGTCAATTCTCTTTACCTTCGTTATTGCTATTATGCAATTGCGAAGAAGAAGGGATGGTGGAGGACACCTTTGTTCAACAAGGTTGTTTCCGCAATGGTATATGGTGATGATAACATTATGACTGTAGCAAAAGGATATGATGATTTCAATCACACTGCTATTGCTGCAGAGTTAGCCGAGGTGGGTATCAAATACACCATGGCTGATAAAGATGCCGAATCTGTACCATTTATCAGTTTGCATGAAGCTTCATTCTTGAAGCATTTTGCTGTTTGGGATGATGAATTGGGGTTGTACAGATCTCCTGTTGAGGAGGATTCGATTGCTAAGATGTTGCATACTCACTTGAAATCCAAGGTTTTATCGATGGAACAATCAAGTGCTGAAGCGATTCAGAATGTAGCATTAAAGTATTTCGAATTTGGCCGTGAAGTTTACACGTCACGCAAAGCACAGCTTGAAGAAGTTGCACATGCTGCTGGAATCCGGGGGTATGTGGGACAAATTCCAAGCTATGATGAGCGTTTGGCGTGGTACCGCGAGAAGTTTGACCTTTAGGTCAGCTTCTTGAAAGCCCGCCCTGGGGGCTTCTAATACCGGGGGCCACCGCAACTATGTGTTGGATAAGATAAAAATAGTTGCTTGTATTTGATTAACGCATAGATTGTAGGTTCTGAATTACCTGTAATTTGTGGACAGCTATACAAGTAGTCATTGTATATATTGTCGTTATTTAGCGACGGGGTGACGCCCACAAAAATAGCACTGTCATGTTGTCGACTGATGCACCGCACATGATATTTCAAAAAATTGCATTACTAATCGACATACATTTTTGGAGGACGGTATCCTCAATAAAAATACCGAATCGAATGCCGCTATGCATTGTGTTCAGCAATTAGAAAGCATGGTTTTGTTTTCACAATCAGGAGTTGCTTCAAATTCTCAGCTTCCACCAGGGACAGAGGAGAGGGAGTTAGCTCCTGTGACAACGGAACAAATTACTGCTTTTGCTGATCAAGTTGCTGGTTGGCCTACAGAGAAGGTTGGTTATTATGAGCCAACGATGGATCTTGCTAAAAATACTGATAGCGAGTTGGGCAATTTTCTCGGACGCCCCATTCGTCAATCAGCGCAAACCTGGCTTGTTGGTCAACCTCTCTTTTACAAATTTAATCCTTGGAAAGCGTTTTGTGAGAATTCGTTTGTACGAGATAAAATTAAGAACTATGAATTGTTGCGTATGAAGTTACACGTGAAAATGGTGATTTCAGGGACCAGATTTCATTATGGTCGCGCTTTAGTTTCTTACAATCCGTACACTGCAAATGATCAAGTAACTGTGAGTAGGAATTTCATTTCTCAAGATTTGATTCAAGCTTCACAGAAACCTCACTTTTTCCTTAATCCAACAAAGAATACCGGAGGCGAATTATGTCTTCCTTTCTTTTGGCCGAAAAATTATCTCAGTATTCCTGATGCCGATTGGGATGATATGGGTGATATTGTTATTTCATCATTCGGAAACCTTTTACATGCTAATGGTGGCAATGATCCTGTTACCATTACGACATACATTTGGGCCGAAGATGTGGTGCTCACAATTCCTACATCATCTGATCCACCACTTATTTCACAAAGTGGTAGGCGCGGGAAGCGTGTTAATGCCAAAGATCAAGGAAATGTCATTAATTCAAGTGATGAGTATGGTCAAGGTATTATATCGAAACCTGCAGCAGCGATTGCGAAAGCAGCTGGTGCATTATCGGATTTACCTATTATTGGTCCTTACATGACTGCGACTCAAATTGGAGCAACTGCTGCAAGTCGTATTGCACAAATGTTTGGATACTCGAGACCAAATATCGTCACTGACATTCAACAGTTTAAACCGATGCCTACTGGAAATCTTGCAAATACTGATGCTGCTGATGCTGCTTTGAAGCTTACTTTAGACAGTAAAGCAGAATTAACTGTAGATTCCCGTACAGTGGGCTTAGATGGGACTGATGAAATGGGTATTCTTGATTATGTGAAACGAGAATCATACTTGACTCAATTCTCCTGGACTCCAGATGCTGGCCCTGATACTCTATTGTGGAACACGCGAGTGTTACCAATGCAGCTTGACAATATTAATGGAGAAATTCATATGACTCCATTGGCTCACATGGCTAGTATTTTTGAACAGTGGCAAGGTTCACTTAAGTTTCGATTTCAAATTGTTAAGAGCGATTTTCATAAAGGTCGTATTCTGGCAAGATGGGATCCTAACCAATTTTCTGCGAACGTTGAGTACAATACTAACTATTCCAGGGTAATTGATATTGCTGAAACAGATGATTTCGAAATTGTGGTTGGCTGGGGCCAATCTATTCCTTGGTTGGAGTGTGGACAACCTTATAGTACTGGATCGAATTTTTCCAGTGCTGTGAGATTGCTTAATACTCTAGGTCAGGAAAATGGAATTTTGGAATTAGTTGTTCTCAATGATCTTGTGTGTCCTAGCGTTGATGCACCTATTAGTATCAATGTTTATGTTTCTGCTTGTGATGATTTCAAGTTGGCTGCGCCTGGCAATGCTAATTTGCACAATTTTCACTTGTGGCCTGAACCTTTGCCTTCGCAGAGTGGGAACCTCAATACTGAAGTTGGGGATACCACTATGTCTGACAAGCCAACTTCTTCGTCAGAAACGATGGTAATTGCTAGTGAATCAGATCAAGAAGATGCTACATATTTAGTGTATTACGGTGATCCTCCTTGTTCCATCAGAGAATTGTGTAAGCGTTATTGTTTCACACGTTATTGGTTTCCAACCAAAGCAAATGTGGATACGATACGTATTAATGGTTTGCGGAATAAGAATTTGCCATATCACACTGGGTATGATCCAAATGGAATTGATTTAGCTCAGGATGGTGTCACATCGTTGACATTAGGTCCTACTGCTTTTCATTCATGGTTTTTGCCAGCGTATGCTGGTTACCGTGGTGGAATGCGAAAGAAGTTTTATTTTTCTACCTCAAATTCTATTGAGTATTCTCCTATGGTTTCTAGAGATGGATATCAAGGAACGGGTAATGGAACTTTTTTCAATTCTGAAGTTATTGCGGCTACAGGTAGGCCAGTAATCCAAAAGTATTTATCTTCCAGATGGAATGGTTTATCAGGAAATGGTTCTGCGGCGACAAATTTAGGTATTAATGATACTATTGAGGTTGAATTACCCTATTATCGTCCAGATCGTTTCTCTGCAACCAGAGCTATCTCTGCTCAAGATTTGCAAAGCAATTCACACAATGTCAGAACTCTTGACGTGACCTATGCCGGTCAAGGATCGAACATTCTCACTGATTTCACAGTTTACCAACAACATGATGCTGTGGCGGAAGATTTCTCGTTATTTTTCTTCACTGGTGTGCCCATTTATTATGAGTACTCCCTTAACGAGCTTTCTTAGTTTGTCGATTTTTATATATTTCACAGAAGTGTGCCGTAAGGATCTTTCTTCTGTGATCTTATTTCAAAAGATCCGATAATATTCATGCAACTATGGAAACATAGGTATGAGTATAATCGTGCGAGCGACCCGCACGTCATATGCTAGCGCATATAGGAGACAATTCTCGGCTCTGTAAGGAGCTACCTGGTATTTTACCTTGAGATTTGTCTCAAGGGTTTTAGCTAGGTGGCAATTTTAAGAGTCAGGTTGCCTCGCCTGTACATATGGTTGTATTTGGTTTTTTATTCTACGTTCTAATTAGAAGTTTTTTAACTACCATTTCGCAGTGTATGTACATTAGTTTCCCATGGTGACATGGGAGGCGAGGTCATCTCTG